CAGTGAAGCCAAAGTCAATAAACAGATCTTTTGCAAGAACTAGTAAAGCTAGAAAAGTAAACAGGAGAGCTTAATGAAACAACCTATGAGACTTAAATCTGGGGGATTTATATCTTCTGGAACAGATGCTGGTGACTTAAAAATACTTAGGACAGCAAAAAATATAGATGATGGAAGCGCCAATGGCATGAGGGCTGGCGGCAAAGTAAAGAAAAGCAGAGTCAACGAAGCTGGTAATTATACCAAGCCCGGGCTTAGAAAAAGAATATTTAACAGAATAAAAGCAGGCGGCAAGGGTGGTAGACCCGGTCAATGGTCTGCTAGAAAAGCACAAATGATGGCTAAAGCCTACAAGAAAGCAGGTGGCGGCTACAAATAAGGAAACCACAATATGGACCCATTAACAATTACCGCTGCTATGTCAGTGGCAAATAGCGCTTTTAATGCCATAAAACAGGGATTTTCAGCAGCTAGAGATATAGAGCAGATGAGTGGGGACATAGGTAGATGGATGGGAGCTGTCTCTGATATTGACAACGCTGAGAAACAAGCAAAGAATCCTCCCCTTTTCGGCAAGTTGTTTAAGGCTGGATCTATAGAAGAAGCGGCTCTCGCTGCATATGCAGCTAAAAAGAAGCTAGAAGAACAAAGATACGAATTAAAGATATTTTTAAATATGACTTACGGTCCGCAAGCATACAATGATTTGTTAGCTATGGAAGGTAAGATAAGAAAACAAAGACAAGAAACTATTTACAAGCAACAACAGCTACGAAGACAAATAGGAGAAGCTATAGGATGGATTATTTGTGTAGCATTAATAGGTGGGTTTGCAGTTTTAATAGCTAGTATTTGGATAAAAAAAGCAAGGGGTGATTATAAGTTTACACCTAGAGACTATACAATACAGCAAAAAATATGGCAGGGTAAAATTAAAAAAAAAAGTATACAACATGTAGATTAAAGAGAAGAGTTACATCAAAGTATACAAATAAAAAGGCTTGCATATATCAAGGGGGGAACAAAACATTTACAATGATGATTGAGACATGGTGTCCTAAGAAGTATAAATGTTTGTATGAACCAAATGGCAAAGAGCCAGATATAGATCAAGTTATGGAAAGTTTAAGAAGTATAGGAAAGAAATGAAACAAAAAAAATTACAATCATCTAGTAAGTATAATGAGTACGATATAGATGGAGATGGTATTGTTTCTGATGCAGAGCTTTCTAATATGAAAGAAATAAAAGAAACAGAAACAGCCTTACGCAAAAACCTTGCTCAACTAAGAATGGCAAGGTATACTTTAATAGCTATGGGATTATTTACTTTTATGATGTTTATGC